TTGCTCCCTCATCGCCTCACCGACGCGGCCGACGAGGCCGCTCATCGCTACGACGCACTCGCCCAGACCTTCAGCGCCCTCTACAAGACGGCGCTGTTGTCGTCCGAGTTCGGCTATGCCGGCCAGCCCGACCGGCTGTTTGCCGAGGCGTATGATGCTGCGCTTCCATACTTTGAGCGCGACAAGGCGGTTATGAACGACCATGTGTTCAAAATCGCTGAGGCCGCTCACCAGCGCGTTTCTGAGAAGATTGCGAGCGTAGACTCATCTGGGCTGTCGAACGCAGCCCTCGATCATCTGGGCGAGACCCAGACGTATCTGTCTAACGAGATCGCAGCACAGGTGCATCGTGACATCGCGCAGATGCGCTTTTCGCTTCAGCGGGTCGTTCTCGACGTCGCAATCACCGCCCGCACGCGCCGGACCACCTCACGCCAGGCGCAGATGGCCTACGTGATGAAGAACAACGAGGAGCTGGAACTTCACTTCGTCGATCGCCGCGGGCGCAGCACGCCGACGAGGACGATCATCCGCTCGATCTATCGCCATGCGCTGCTGTCGGTCCACAATGAGACGGTCCTGCACGCGCTCGCCGACCACGGGCTCGAGCACGCCGCGGTGATGAAGGTCGAGGATGGCGTCGAAAAGCAGATCGACCGTCTCCTGATCCTCGACTACGCGGCCAGTCGCGACCGCCTGTTTCACCCGAACGCCAATTCCTACCTCGATGTGGAGACCGACGATGTTTGAACCCAACGTGGTTGGCAAGCTCTCGCGTGTCATTGGACGCGACGTTCATGCCCGTGCGACCTATTCCGAACCCGAAGACTGCCCGTGCGGGATCGTCAATCTGGACATCAGCTCGGACAAGACCGTCGTGCGCGCCGACTCCTCTGCCTCCCGCGGGAGCGCGGACGAAAAGTCTGCCCAGCACGCCAAGATCCTCATCGCCAGCTACATGACCGTCAATGTCGGCGACCGCTTCCAGTTCGACGGGCTGACCTTCCTTATCAAGTCGAAGCACGTCCGGCGCTCGATCATGGGCGCCGTTGACCACTTCGAATGCGGCATGGAGCTTCTGCCGGTATGAAGCCCGCGATCAAGGTGACTGGTCTGGCTGCCGTGCGCACCGAGCTTCGCTCGTATGGCGACCGTGTGCCCGACGCTGCCCGCAAGGTCATGCACCGGTCAGCCGAGATCATCCGGGATACGGCGCGCGAGTATGCGCCGGAAGACGAAGGCAACCTGGTCCGCGGGATCCAGATCATCAAGGACTACGGCGCCGGTGGGCGTCTTCAGATCGATATCGGGATCGTCATGCCGAACAACGCGTTCTCGGCGAGCGGCACGCCGCTGACCGCGACCAGCTTCGATCGCTATGCGACGCTGGTTCACGAGAATTACGAGTCGATCCTGGTGACGGTTCGAAAGGATGGGACGCCGGGCGGCCCGTCACGCGCCACGATCGCCAAGATGGCTGTCCATGGCGAGAAGGTCGGCTCCGGCTTCCTTCGCACCGCTGCGGCCGAGGAAGAAGAGAAACTGGATAAGAAGATGGTCAACGCCATCACCCAGGTTATTCAAAAGGCGAAATCATGATCTACGACATTCTGGAAAAGAAGCTCACCGATAGCGGGCTGGTTGTCGCCGGCGAGTCCCTGTTTCGCAACCTTATGCCTGCCGAGTGCAAGGTCGGGGTCATGATCCGCACGCCGCTGTCGGGCATCGCCATCGATCCGTTTATCGAGGGTTGGCACAAGACGCAGATGCAGGTCATCGTGCGTCATACTGATCCGGTGGAAGGTGCCGCAATGGCAGCCGGGGTCATCAAGACGCTGCTGGTCGAGACGCCCGAATTCTACGAGGCATCGGAAGAGCGTGGCCCGGCGCATATCAATGTCTTCTATCCGGGAACGCTTCCGATCCAGTATCCGCGCCTCGAAGGCAACGGCCTGGAATTCTCCATGCACTTCAACGCAGCATTCGGTTTCAAGCCGAACTGGCGTAGCTAAACAGCTCCATAGCTAAAAATAAGCCGTTACTGACTTTTTGGTTGTCAAGCCATAACCGTCTGCGGTATTGTAAGTAATTGCTTACTTACTTCATCCGAGGTGGATGAAGCTATCTGAAGGAGAATTCGCATGGCCTCGTCCACCGAGAACGTAAAGCTCGGCGTGTGCAACGTTCTTTTCGACGGAGTTGACCTTGGCTTCACCAAGGGCGGCGTCGAAGTGGAAGTTGCTACGTCCACGAAGGAAATTACCGTCGATCAGATGGGTGAAACCCCGATCGGCGAAATCATCATGGGCCGCACGGTTCAGGCAACTGTTCCGCTCGCTGAAACCACGCTCGATAATCTCGTTGCTGTCATGCCTGGCTCGGAACTCATCTCCGATGGCGCCAAGGCAACCGGCACTGTGACCTTCTCCGCGGCCCCTCCGGTCGATGGCGACAAGATCACGCTCGCAGGCGTTGCCTTCACCTTCAAGACCGTTCCGGTCAGCGCGAACGACATGGCAATCCCGGCCACGATCGGCGCCGCTGCTACCGCACTGGCTGCCAAGATCAACGCCAACGCTGTCGACTTTACTGCGACTGTTGCTGCTGCGGTTGTCACCATCAAGGCAAAGAACCGCGGCGTTGCCGGTAACGCGACCCTCGCAAAGACGGCCGTAACCACTGCCAACATCACGACCTCGGGTGCTGCGCTTACCGGTGGCGTCGACGCTACCAAGGCTCAGGTCAAGGTCTCGACCGGCGTCAACATCAACCTGCTCAAGCTCGCAAAGACCCTGGTCCTGCGTCCGAAGGGCACGTCCGGCGAAGACGACTTCACCATCAACCGGGCGATGTGCCCCGGTGCTCTGAACTTCGCCTACCAGTTCGACAACGAGCGCGTCTTCTCGGCCGTCTTCAAGGGCTACGCCGGCGCCGATAGCTCGCTCTTTGCGGTCGGTGATGTGACTGCAGCCTAATCGGCTCTGATCACTTCTGAATTTCCGACCGGCGTTCACGACGAGCGCCGGTCTTTTCACTCCAAGACAAGGTAATCCAATGACCAAGGTCATCAACATTGCTTCCCTTCGCAAGCCTGCCGCTGTCGTCATCGAGACGGAAGATGGGAAGAAGCATGAGATGGTTCCGGCATCCGTCGCAACCTTCCTCGACAACCTCAAGGAAGTCGAAGCTCTCGGTCTTAACGCCTCGCCGGTCCAGGAAGCCGAACTGATCGTCAAGGTCATCGCTCGCTCCTTCCCGACGCTCGACGTTCCGACGCTCGAAAGCTGGCCGCTTGAAATCGTCCGCAATCTCTACGTCACGGTCATCTCGGCCAACGGCGAAGTGGTGTCGCAGGACGAGGGCGTCATCGAGGAAGCCAAGAAGACGGGAAAGTCGCAGCCGGAGGTATAAAGGAGATCGATTTCGGCCTGCTCTTTTGCAAGGTGCTGGCCGAATACTCCCTTTCCTTTGATGAGCTGATGAACCTCTCGATCAGGCGGTTTTGGTTTATCGCCAACATGATCGAGCGGCTCCGGGCAGAGAAGGATCTCCGGCAGATCCAGCTAATGGCTTCGGTGGGAAGCGTAGAGGCTTACAAGAGCGCTCGCGAATTCCTTCAGGAGCAGATGGGTCAAATCTACGTCCTGGATATCGGCGATGCTCCTGTGGAGATCAAGGTCGATCCCACGACCGGTTTGGACCCCGATTTCGACAGGGAAGGTCTGCGGGCACTGAGGATGAAGATCGCTTCTGGCCGCTGATCTAAGTAAGTGCTTACTTAGCAAGAGGGTTAGATGACTTCTATTCGCGTTGAACTTCAGCTGGCAGACGGTAGCTTTACCTCGGGTATGCTCCGGGCTGGGCAGTCGCTCGCTCAGTTCAACCAGGAACTGATCCGCACTAATCCTCGCCTCAATGGCCTGGCTGACGCTTCGGGTTCTGTAATCCGGAACATGCAGCGGGTCGATGCATCTACGAAGGGCGCTCTGGCGACCCTTCGTGACGTCTCCATTGTTACCGGTCTGGTCTCGCTCGGCTTCTCGAAGGTCTCGGGCGCTGCCAACGGCTGGCTTGGCGATATCGTCAAGATCAACTCGGAGATGGAGAAGCTCAATTACCAGATGCGGGCAATGTCCACCGCGTCTGACCCCATCAAGGACGCCGGCGATAACGTCAAGTGGCTGCGCGAGCAGGCCACCCAGATGCCGTTCTCGCTCAACACGCTGACCTCGGGCTTCACCAAGCTCAAGGCTGTCGGTATCGACCCTACCAACGGTTCGCTGAGGGCCATCTCGGATGGTATCGCGGCGTTCGGTGGCTCCGACCAGGAATTCCAGCGCACCATTCTCGGTATGACCCAGGCGGCCGGCAAGGGCGTTCTGCAGATGGAAGAACTCCGTCAGCAGATCGGCGAGTCGATGCCGATTGCCATGAACCTGCTGGCGCGCACGATGGGTCTGACTGTAGGCGAGCTTGCCAAGCAGATCTCGACCGGCACGGTCGCATCTGTTCCCGCCCTGCAGAAGCTGACGGCTGAGCTGAACCGCGCCTATGGTGGCACGTCGCAGCGCATGATGCAGACCTTCTCGGGTCAGATGACGCAGCTTCAGACCAACATTCAGAACCTTGCGACCTCTGAAGGCGGCAAGGGCTTCTTCGACCAGATCAAGAACCAGCTCCGCGACATCAACAGCTTCCTGTCCTCCGACATGGCGCAGAAGATGGCGACCTCGTTCGGCCAGAGTCTCAGCCAGATCGTCCAGTATCTGCGCGAAGGCATCTCGACCATCTGGCAGTTCCGTGACGAGATCCTCAACACCGGCAAGGTGCTGGCGACCGGCTTCGGCGTTATGGTTGCAACGCGCCTGATCGGTGGTCTTTCGACTTCGATCCGCGCGACCGTTCTTGAGCTGAAGACGCTCGCTCCGGCGCTCGATCCTATTCGTCGCAACTTTGGCATTGCCGCAACCGGCTTCCGCACCTTCGGCGCCGACGCGACCGCTGCCTCTGCTGCTGTTCGTGGCATGGGTGGTGTCGTTGGTCTTGCCGCATCCGGCCTGGTCACGCTTGCGCCCTGGATCACGGCCGCTGGTGTCGCAGCCTATGCGGCCTCTGAATATTTCGGCCTGCTCTCCGACAAGATCGACGATGCCTATCAGGAGCTGCTGAAGTATGGCGCGGAGTCGCGCAAGCAGGCCGAAGAGACCGTCAACAGCAAGGCACAGCAGCTCGAAGACCGTCTCGCGGCCATGAAGAAGGCCCAGGAGCTGGGCGGGCAGGGCTGGGAAGATGAGATCGTCCAGGTCGAGCAGCAGCTCGCTTTGCTGCGCAAGGCCGCTCCGGACCTGATTGCAGATGCCGGCAAGCGCGAAGTCGCAAAGGATCTCGAACGCTACAAGAACCAGATCGGTGACGCACTGGAAGGCTTCCAGCGCGAATACAACAAGGTCGCGGTTCAGCGTGACAAGGACTACGCCGATGAGGTCAATAAGACCGGCATCAAGGAGGAGTCCAAGAAGCAGATCCGTGACAAGTATATCGCGGACCAGCTCGCCCAGCAGAAGACCGTAATCACCAGGACCGTCGGCTACTACGACGAACAGATCGCGTCCATCGAGAAGCTCTACGACAAGTCCGACGAAGCCGACAAGGCTCGCTACCTGGCGCGCATGGATTATCTGACGAAGGCCCGCGTCGATGCGATGTCGCAGATGAACTCGCTGACCCCTGAGCAGTTCGACATCGAATACGCCAAGTCGGGCGGCGACGAGACCAAGCTGGTTCAAAAGGGCAAGCAGGCTCTTGAGAGTCTTCAGCAGGACATCGCCAAGATCCAGGCCAACATGAACGGCGCATCCGGTGCGGCCGCAGAGATGGCTGAGCGCATCGCGTCCAACGACTTCGGCTCGATCAAGGAAGGTGGCGAGGAAGTCGCCAAGCTGCATGGCGAACTCATGGCCGCTGCCGAGGCGAAGGAAGCCCTCGACAAGGTGATGAAGGGCAACCAGAAGGCTGACCAGGATCTCGAGCGCGTCCGTCAGGATATCCGCGAGAAGCGCCTGGCCCTGCTTGAACGTCAGAACGGTGGAACGCCGCTCGATGACGCCCAGAAGATGCAGCTTAAGCTGGAAAACTCCGGCTATTACGGCCTTGGCCCCTACGACAACATCAGGAAGGCTGTCGGCGATATCGTCGGCGCAATGAATACCCAGGGCGAGACGGCCAACCAGGTTGGTATCGTCATGCGCCAGAACGCATTCGGTCAGCAGACCGAGCAGCACATCATGAACGTCACCAATCGCGTCAAGGAGCTTCGTGACGCGATCGAGGGTGTCGGCACGGGTCTGAATGCCCTGAGCTTCGATCAGCTCGGCAAGGGCATTCCTGCGCTCAACGGCATGCAGGGCAACCTTCAGGGCATGGCTGGCTTCTCCGGTCTGCCGACCTCGGGTGCAAACCTGATGTCGAAGAACATGGGCATCTTCGGAGACCCGCGTTCTGCCGGCTGGAAGGACAGCAATATCACCTCGATCATGGCCTCGAACGGCATGACGGTGCAGGTCCACAAGGCCGCTGCCGATGCGTTCAAGGGCTTTCTCGATGAGCTGATCGGCCAGGGCTACAAGGTCAAGGATCTGGGCGGCTACAGCCTTCGCAACAACGTGAATGCTCCGGGCAAGCTGTCCGAGCACGCCTTCGGCAATGCGATCGACATCAATCCGGGTGCAAATCCGAACGGTAAGAACCTTGTCAGTGACATGCCCGCGAACATTCGCGAGCTTGCCGCGAAGTATGGCCTGACCTGGGGTGGCGACTTCAAGTCCGTCAAGGACGCGATGCACTTTGAGTGGAAGGGCGGCCAGACCGGTCAGCAGATGGCACGCACGCCTTCCGACGCCGGGCGCCAGCCGAACTCCGAGATGGAAGTCCCGCAGTTCAAGGCGACTGTATTCGACAATCAGGTCCAGAAGACCGAGGAGCTGACCGGCGCGCTCAAGGACGCGCACCAGGAATATGTGGACATCGGCAAGGCCACGTCTGACCTCGACCTCGGTGACTGGATCACGAAGACCGATGCCGAAACGAAGGATCTCGGCGAGAACGCCGAGGACGCTGGCAAGAAGTATGAGCAGCTCAGGAAGGCGATCCGCAACGGCGAGTTCGGCAAGAGCAAGGAAGATACCAACCCCGAGGCCAAGCGCTACGAGGCAGCCCTTGCCGCTGCCAAGAAGTATGACGCTGCGAAGAAGGCTGCGACCGCGAACGACAAGCTCGACAGGAAGAACTCGCAGGAGGCCGTCAAGTTCGATGAGCGCCGCGAGGAGCTGAACCGTCGCATCGCCGAAATGCAGAACAAGGTCAAGGATCCCAAGTGGGTTCCCGACAGCCAGGAACTGCAGAAGCTTCAGACCGATCTCGACGGCTATGTCGCCGATGTCCTGCAGCGCGCGGGCGGCGACGTGAACAACGCTGCCTACAAGCAGGCGCTTGAGACCAAGCGCAACCTGCTGAACGGCCAGCGTCAGCTCGAAAGCCTCGATGCAAAGGTGTCCTTCAACAAGGAGACCCAGGATCTTCGCAACTCGCTGCTCACGCAGTCGCAGCTCCGTCAGAAGAGCCTGAACGAGGCCCTGGCTGCCGTCGATACGTGGGTCGAACAGCAGAAGAAGAACGGCGCCGACGAGGTGGAAGTCACCCGTATGGCCGAGGAGCAGAAGTCCCTCATCCGGCAGAAGTATTCCCAGGAAGCCTCTCCGATGGAGAAGCAGTTCAAGGAATGGGGCGATATGCAGGGCAATCTTGCCCAGGCGTCGGCTCGCTGGATGGACTCGCTTGCGGGCGGCATCTCTGACCTGATCATGGGCACGGGCAGTCTGAGGGACGTTCTGAACGGCATCCTGAAGGACATCGTGAATATGGGCGTCAAGGGCCTGATGTCCGGCATGATGGGCAACAAGGGCGGCTCTGCGGGCAGTTCTACGGGCGGCAAGGCCGGTCTCTTCGCCAAGAGCCAGACGACCTCGGCCGGTAAGGGCAAGCTCGCGCCCGGTCTGTTCCATACGGGCGGCATCATCGGTGACACCGGTCGTCCCTCCAAGATGCTGTCTTCCAGCGTCTTCAGTGGTGCTCGCAAGTTCCACACGGGCGGCGTTGTGGACAGCCTGCTTCCGTCTGAAGTTCCGATCATCGCCAAGAAGGGCGAGGGCGTCTTCACGCCTGACCAGATGAGCGCGATGGGTGGTTTCTCCCAGGCTCAGCAGATCAACATCAGCTCGCCGATCACGGTCAACGGTTCTGCCGGCACGCCCGAACAGAACGACGATCTCGCGAAGAGGATGGCTAAGGAATACGAGGTCTCGGTTCGCTCGGTCGTCGGTGATGAGCTGCGCAAGCAGACCAAGGTTGGTAATTACATGAACCAGAGGAGCCGCTAATGGCGCTGCCTACTTTTAAGCCGCCCGTCGGTCCCTCGCCGGGCACCAGTCACAAGCCCACCGTCAGCCTCTGGGAGGCTGACTTCGGCGACGGTTACTCTCAGCCGATGCCGAAGGGTATCAATCACATCAAGAAGTCCACTTCCCTCAAGTGGGCCGTGCTGACGCTTGAGCAGATGCTTGAGATCACCGATTTCTTCGAGCGGATGGGCGGCAATCAGCCGTTCTACTACCGTCCTTTCGGTGTCTCCGATGCGGTGAAGTGGACCTGCAAGGAGTGGGAGGAATCGACCGAAGGCGGCATCTGGTCTGTCACGGCGACCTTCGTTCAGAGCTTCACCAACGAGAGGTAAGTAAATACTTATCTTTTCGGGCTCATAGGGCCTTGCAGTTAAGTAAGCACTTACTTACAATTGGACCTCAATCAAGAGGCCCAAATGTCCCTTCAGTCCGAAGCTCAGTCACTTTCGCCGACCGGCATCGTCTCGTTGTTCACCATCGACGCCTCGTCGGCGGGTGGACCGATGATGTATTTCGTGCAGGGCAACGAGCATGACGGCCCCGTTATCTACAACGGCGTCGAATACCAGGCTGTCGATGTCCAGTTCGAGGGCCTCGAAACGTCCGGCGCTGGCGCTCTGCCGACGCCGAAGATCCGCATCTCCAATATCGACGGTATGGCCCAGGCGATCGTCGCCACCTATGGCGAGCTGCTCGGCTGCACGCTCTATCGCATCCGCACCTATACGCGCTTTCTCGACGGCCATCCCGACGCAGATCCGGAAGCTTTCTATGGCCCGGACATCTTCCGCTTCGAGCGCAAGGCATCGGAGAACGGCGTCTACATCGAGTGGGAGCTTTCGGCTTCGATCGACCAGGAAGGCAAGATGCTGCCTGGTCGCACGATCGTCCGCAACACCTGCCTGTGGCGCTACCGCTTCTTCAACGGCTCGGTCGGACACTTCGACTACTCGAAGGCGCAGTGCCCTTACACGGGCTCTCAGTCCTACGACATCAACGACGAACCGGTGAGTGATCCGGCCGACGATGTGCCCTCGCGCCGTCTGTCGTGCTGCCGCACGCGCTTCGGTCGTGCCAATCCGCTGCCGTTCGGCGGCTTCCCTGGCGTCCAGAGGGTCTCCTGATATGACGTATCCCTTTATCGAGGCGTTCGAGGACGCCAAGGCACACGCTCGCGCACAGTATCCCGAAGAGAGCTGCGGGCTGATCGTCGCTGGCAAGTATATCGCCTGCGAGAACATCGCCGAGCCTGCTGAAAACCACATCGAAGAGGATCCGGACTGCGCTTGTCGCAAGTGCGCCTTCGAGATCTCCGGCAAGGTCTATCTGCGCTACGCCGACAAGATCGACATGATCGTCCATTCGCATCCGGACGGCCCGCTGTTTCCGTCCAAGGCTGACATGCAGGGTCAGCAGCTGACCGGCAAGCCCTGGGCAATCCTTGCGCTTGACGACGAGCGCGTCAGTGTCAAGCCCGTCATCTGGGGCGACAAGATCCCGGCGCTGCTCGGTCGCGAGTTCATGCACGGCGTTACCGACTGCTATGCGGTCATCAGGGACGCCTATGCGCTCGGCAAGAACGAGCTGGCAAAGCAGGGCATTCCCGACTGGCCTTACGATCCGATCATCCTGCCCGAGTTTCCGCGCAGCGATGCCTGGTGGGAGAAGGACGAGAACCTCTACGTCGATAACTTCGCCAAGGCAGGCTTCGTCGAGATCAAGGACGCGCCGCGCGCCGGCGACGTCTTCCTGATGAAGATTCGCTCCTCGAAGGAAAATCACGGCGGGCTGCTCGTCGGCCAGGACACCATCGTTCATCACCTGCCTTCGCGCATGTCGCGGCGCGAGCCGGCCGGCCTGTGGGGTCGCCAGGCCACGCGCTGGCTCCGCTACCAGGGAGAACAGGCTCATGCGTAGCATCTTCCTGCACGGCTCTCTCGCTGACAAGTATGGCAAGGTCTTCAAGCTGGACGTCAAGACGGCCGGCGAAGCCGTTCGTGCGCTGTCTGCCAACTTCCCGTCGTTCATGAAGGATGTGCGCGACGGCGTGTGGCATGTCGTGCGCGGCAATGACATCGACAAGGGTTTCTCGCTTGACGAGAACCAGATCGCAGGCTTCCGGCTCGGCAAGGGCGACCTGCACATCGTTCCGTTCATCGCCGGCTCCAAGCGGGGCGGGCTTCTCAAGATCGTTCTCGGCGCTGTCCTCGTCGGTGCAGCCTTCGCCTTCACGGGTGGCGCGCTCGCGACGCCGATCCTGGGCGGTGGTGGACTGCTGGGCGGCATTACCGGAACCCAGGTCGCGCTCTTCGGCGCAGCCGTGGCTCTGGCCGGCGTCTCCTCGCTGCTGTCGCCCGAAGAGAAGAGCGATGAAACCGACGGTTCGTCGTCGTTCACCATGTCCGGTCCCGGCAACACCTACGAACAGGGCAACCCCGTTCCGCTCGTCTACGGCGAGGTCATCACGGGTGGCGTGCTCGTGTCGGGCGGCATCGACATTGAACGCATCGCAGTCACCGGCTCGGGCGGTGGATCTGTCGGCTCGGGAGGCAAGAAGTGATCACGTTCCGCAGCCATAGCGACACCGCGCTCGCAACCAACGAACTTGTCCGCTCGCAGCCTGTCCGCATTCGCGGCGCGGGTGGCAGTGGTGGTGGTAAGGGCGGTGGTGGAGCCTCGAACGACAGCAATACGCTGCGCTCCAAGGCCACCTTCAACCTCATTGAGATCATCTCGGAAGGCCCGATCTGGGGCCTCGTCAATGGCGAGGAGTCGATCTACTTCGACCAGACGCCGCTGAAGAACGCCGACGGCACCTATAACTTCAAGTTAAAGACCCCGATCGAACATAAGGGCACGCCTGACGAAGGCTACTTCAGCGGTCACAGTGCCGTTGAAACGCCGGTCAATGTCGAAGTTCAGGTCAAGAAGTCGCTCGGCCCCGTCGTTCGCACCATCGTTGACGAGAACGCCGACGCTGTTCGCGTCATCATGCGCCTGCCTTCGCTTGTGAAGCAGGATAGCAAGGGCGGCCTGAAGAAGACCTCGGTCTCCTACGCGATCGACGTGCGCGCTTACAACGGCAGCTACACCGAAGTTCTGGTCAATAACATCAACAATGAGAAGTCGCTGTCGCCTTCTCAGGTTTCGCACCGCATTCCGCTGCCGCTGGGCGGCGCACCCTGGGACATGCGCCTTCGTCGCCTGACCGACGACTCGACCGACGACAAGCTTCAGAACGACACCTTCTGGGAATCCTACATCACCCTCGTCGAGGGCAAGTTCACCTATGCGAACTCGGCCGCGATCGCGATGGAAGGCGACGCGGAGCAGATGGGCTCCTCGATCCCGCCGCGCAGCTACCACGTTCGCGGTCTGCTGGTAAACGTTCCGTCGAACTACGATCCGTTCACCCGCACCTATACGGGTATCTGGGACGGCACCTTCAAGATCGAATGGACCAATAACCCGGCCTGGATCTTCTACGATCTGCTGGTCAACGACCGCTACGGCCTCGGTGAGTTCATCTCGCCCGAGATCGTTGACAAGTGGTCGCTCTACACCATCGCGCAGTATTGCGACCAGGAAGTGAAGTCGGG